GCCTCCTACGACGACCGCGACGGCGGGCGCTTCGCCGCGCCCTTCTATAATTTCCAGACCGCGCCGTCGTCTGCCGGCTCGAATCCGCCGGCTCAGGTCTATGCCACCGGTGGCCCGGCGCGCAGTCCGTACGAGCGCTTCATAGACGGTGACGACCGAGACGCCGGCATGTACGACGCGATGGATCGTCACCGCCCCTTCCCGGTCACGCATAGCTGGCACCGGATGCCGAACACCGGCCGCTCCCTCAAGGAGGCCGGACGTCGACTGATGAACGTCGACACCTCCCTTGAACCGGAGGATCTCGCGCGCATAGTCCGTGGGGCTGCCGACTTCCTGCCGGACGCCACTCGCTTCACGAGGCAGATGGGCCCCGTCGGCGCTCCGCTCGATGTCGCCAACGTTGTCACGTCCGCGAGCGGCAAGCTTCCGGCTCTGGCGATACAGGGCGGCCTCGGTGTCTGGGACGCATTGACGTCTCCGTCCGAGGACACCGTGACGCCCCAGGAGCTTCCACCCGAAGTTGGGATGCGCGGATACGCCGACGGCGGCAAGGTCGCGAAGGCCATCCGCACGATCCGCAATTCCTTCGGCTCCCTCCAGGGCGCACGAATGGAGCAGGCCGCCGACTTGGCGAACCTCGACCGCTACTCGACGAAGGGGCTGCTCGATACCTTCAATCCGATGTCGGGCAAGGGCGAGTACCGCAACAGCCTGTTTACGACGCTACCACCGTACGCCTTCGAGGATTACGCACTTCCCCTTCCAGAGTCGGCGTCACGCGCAGTTCCGTATCCTCGCTTCCAGTCCATGCCCCGCAGCGCTGGCCGCATGCCGTCGCGTCAGGACCAGACGCAGGAGGCGTACCTTGATCGACTCGCCAGTCATATCCAGAGCAAAGGAATGGACAGGCCGCCCGAATTGTGGATGTACAAGACGCCAGAGAGCTATGGGGAGGAATCACCACAAGGTAGCCTGTTTTCAAATACGCCTTTGATAGGTAGTCCGCGCCCCACAGGCATGACTGGAATTGAAGGTCACGAGGGTCGCCACCGGATGCGTGCGATGGAGAACATGGGCGACGACGTCGCACTCGTGCGACTCAACAACGTGAATCCAAAAGAGTTCGGACGTGACCCGGTGGAGGAGGCTGTCCAGCGTATGCAGGATAAGTTTTTGCCGCAGGGCGCCGACACTCCAATAATTCCTCAGCACTTCATACCTCAACCACCGCTCCGTCTAGGCAGCGAGGCCTTCGCGCGTGGTGGCGGCGTCGAGTACCACGCCGACCTAGGACCCGTCGGCAAGGGACTGACGACCATCCTTCGCGAGGCCGCCGGCAAGCCCAGCACCGTTAAGCTCCCGGGCGGATTCCAGATGCCGGCGCACCCCATCAAGGAGTTCGAGGACGTCGCACACAAGTTCGCGACGCGCTACGGCACCGACTACCCCATCACGTCGTACCCCAAGCTCGACGAGGACCGCGCCCGAAAGATCGCGCAGGGCTACGAGGACATGAAGCACGACCCGTCGGACCCGCGCGTGAAGCGCGCATACGACGCGCTGATCGACGAGACGATGGACCAGTACCGCGCCCTCGAAGGCACCGGCGCGAAGTTCGAGTTTCTGAAGCATGGAGAGGGAGACCCCTACGCGGCGTCGCCGTCACTAGGCTATCGCGACCTCGTACAGAATGGCCGACTCAAGGTTTTCCCAACGGAGCAAGGCTATGGAACACAGACTGATATCGGCGATAATCCGCTCCTCAAGAGAGTTGGCAGAGTTGGAGACTTGGATAACGCGACTGCCAACGACGCATTTCGTGTTGTACACGATGCGCTCGGACACTTCGGGCCCGGTAATCCATTTTTCCGCGCACCCGGTGAAGAGCGGGCGTGGCTCAACCACATGCGCTCGTACTCTTCGGATGCCATACCCGCCGCTACCTCGGAAACTCGCGGACAGAACTCCTGGGTGAATTTCGGGCCGCAGTCCGCCGCCAACAAGGGCGCGAGCGGCGCCGACACCGTCTACGCCGACCAGAAGGCCGGCCTGCTCCCTGAGTGGATGTGGCAGCAGGACGACGTCGAGCACCACAAGGACCTGGGCCCCGTCGGGCAAGCGATCGGTCGCGCCGCGAAATACCTGATCGACCCTGCACGCGAGTCCTTCCCTGGAATCTATAAGCCCGCACCGGAGCTAGTGTCCGATGCGAGGTCTCGCCTGATCGCCGACCCCGGCCAGGAGGGCAACATGTACAAGCTCTTCGGCCATACCCGCAACTCCCTCGACGAGTTGTCGCAGGGCAACCGAGACCTCGACAGCATCCGTCCGTTTTTGCAGTCGCCACCCTTCAATCTCAGTGGCACCGCCAAGACCAGTCCTCGCGTCCTTACGAATACTAACGCCGCTCGCCTTCGCGGCGCCCTATCGGCCGGCCTGTCAGATCCAGACATCAAGCTGACGCGCTCGTGGTACGAGATGTCTCCTCTGTGGGATCGCATGCGAGAGCTGGGCACCGGCGACCGCGCCATGACGGACCTCAACAACCGCACCGCCGTCATGTCGGCCGGCAGCGACCCCAAGACCGAGATAAATCGCGGCTTCTATGCTAATTGGCTTGCCAAACAGGGACGCCTGGACGATTTCTTGAGGTATCATGTAATCCCAGAGGAAGAGAGATCTGCAGATTTTCCCGATGAACTGCGCGGCCTGAAAGGTCACTCTTATGGAAGAACAGCGCAGGCTCCTAATCTCCTAGACTACGAAGAGACAGGTCGCTTGTGGCCCGCCAGCCATAAGGTTCCCACCTACGCTGCCGCGACTGACCCGCGCTTCCCGTACTCGGATCGACCCGTCGCGGATAGTCACTTCAATCGCATCTTGGGCTACCCAGACGTGTCCACTGCGGACACTGCTGCCGTGAGAAATGGCGTGATGTCTAATACGGAATACAGCGATACCGTTCCGTGGTTCAATGACAAGGTCGCTGGTCGCCTTGGTATGAGGCCCCGCGACGCCCAGGCGCTGCTGTGGAATCTAGGCGGCCCCCAGACCGGTGTCCGCTACATAGGGCCCTCTAAGCTTGAAATGATCGCGAACCACATGGCCGACGTAGCCGAGAGGCGCGGAATTCATCCAGAGGAGGCTCGCGACCTTCTGCTGTCCGGCGAGATCGGTGGCAGCTCTGGCGGGACACGCATGCCTCCTCGTGGTGCGGCGATGTCGGTGCCTGACATGTCCGGAATCCACGACGCCCCCTACGACTTCAACCATATCCCGGAGCCTAACGCCCGCGGCGGGAGGGTCGACGACGATATGTTAGGCTGGAAGAGTATGTTCTTCGACTCGCATGGCGGCGAGATCGGTCACGGCTACTTCGGGAGCAAAATCTAGATGGCTGAGGATATTCGAGGCGGCCGCGCAGTGGACCTCATGCGCGAGACCCTCAGCGACCCCGCCTCAACACTAAAGCCCACGAAGCCCGCCGGCAGCGAGATCACGCTGAACGACGACGGCACCGCAGACATAGACCTCGGCGAAGGGACGTCGGATAGCGACAAGGCCCACTTCGACAACCTCGCCGACGGGATGGACGCCCGCGACCTCTCCGACATCGCGATGGACCTACTGGATTCGATCGAGGTCGACAAGGACGCACGACAGAAGCGCGACGCCCAACAGGAAGAGGGCCTCCGCCGCACCGGACTCGGTAACGATGCCCCCGGCGGCGCCCCTTTCCCTGGCGCATCTCGCGTCGTACACCCCATGATGACGGAGGCCGTCGTCGACTACTCGGCGCGCGTCACTGGAGAATTGCTGCCTCCCGAGGGCCCAGTCAAGGGCCAGACGTACGGCATCCCCACGAACGACAAGAACGACCGCGCCGACCGCACGTCGCGCCACATGAACTACCAGCTGACGGAGGAGATGCCTTCGTTCTACAGTGAGCTTGAGGCCGGCTTCACTCAGCAGGGCATCGGCGGCGCCTTCTACACGAAGATGACCCCCGTCGACGGCCGCCCCGACGCTATCGTAGTCTACATCGATAAGGTCCACCGCCCCTGGTCAGATGGCGACTTCTACTCCCAGCAGCGCATCACGCACGAGATGGACGTCGACCGGCAGACCTTCGAGGCGAACGTCGAGGCCGGACTTTGGCTAGACGAGATCGACCCCGCGACGTCCAGCGACAACGTAGAGCAGACGCTGTCCTCGCGCTCGAACGACAAGATCATCGGCCGCGACTTGCCGACGGAGAACATCGACGACGTCCGCGTCGTGTACGAGTGCTCGACGTTCCTGAAGCTTGACGGCGACGAGCGACCGCTGCCGTACCTCGTCACGGTCGATGAGCAGACCCGCAAGGTGCTATCGATCTACCGCAACTGGAAGCCGAACGACCCCAACAAGTTCCGCCTGGACTTCCTCATCGAGTGGCCGTTCTGGCCGTGGCGCGGCGGTTATCCGGTGGGCTTCACGCACATGATCGGTGGCCTCTCGGCGGCCGCGACCGGCGCGCTTCGTGCGCTCATGGACGCCGCCCTACTCAACAGCACGCAGACGGGTGTCAAGCTCAAGGGCGGCGCCACCGCCGGCGGCCAGAAGATCGCCCCGAACGTCGGCTCCGTCACCGAGATGCAAGGCACGCTCGCGATGGACGACATCCGCAAGACGTACATGCCGCTCGTGTTCCCGCAGCCCTCCCCGACGCTGTTCCAGCTCCTGGGCTTCCTCGTCGACGGCGGCCGCGGCGTGATCCGCACGACCTTCGACGAGTTCAACAAGATGAACGGCGAGACGCCGGTCGGCACCGCCAACATGATGGTGGAGCAGGGCCTCAAGTCCTTCGGTGCCGTCTTCGCGCGCCAGCACCGCTCGATGCGCCGCTTCCTGAAGCAGCTCTGGGACTACAACCAGCAGACCGTCGAGAACGCGCAGATCGTAGACCAATTTGGTGAAGTCCTCGTGACGAAGGAAGACTACCAGGGACCGATGGTCGTTCGCCCCGTCAGCGACCCCCGCATCTTCAGCGACACGCAGCGTCAGGCCTCCGCGATGATGCTGTCGCAGTCCGCGATCGCGCTACCCCAGGTCTACAAGATCCGAGAAGTCGAACTGAACAAGCTACGTTCCATGAAGGTCCCGGAGCCTGAGCAGTTCCTGATCGACGCACCGATGCCGCAGGAGCTGAACGCCGCCGCCGAGAATGTCGCGGCCTCTCAGGGACTGCCGCTCAAGGCCTACCCGGGCCAGGACCACGAGAGCCACATTGCGCAGCACGCCGCCTACATGGACAGCCCTCTATTCGGCTCGAACCCCATCCTGGCTATGAAGTTCCTGCCGACGATGCTCAACCACTTCGGCGAGCACTTGGCTCTCTGGTACGCCGACGCGATGCTCGTCGCCACGAATCACGTACTGCGAGAGACCTTCAAGGACCAGCGCATCACGCTAGACGCCCTCGAACAGGTCAAGGGACTTGAAGTGCAGCTCGACCGCCTGATGGCGGAGCTGACGCCGGAAGTCATGCAGCACGCCCAGCAGGAGCTGGCGTCCGTGATGCCGCTCATTCAGAAGGCGCAGGCCCTCATCAAGCAGATGCAGCCGCCGACGCCGATGGACCCCAGCGTCGTCGCGCAGCAGGACGTCCAGCGCCAGACCGAGGCCGACAAGGCCAAGGCCGCGAACGATCAGGCCGCCCTCCAGGTCAAGGCCAAGGAAGTCGACTCTAAGGCTCAGATCGAGAGCCAGAAGGTCAACGCGCAGCAGAACGCCGACAACCTCAAGGCGCAGACCGAGGCCACGAAGACTCAGGCCGACACCGACCGCGCGAACCAGCAGGCTCAGGCCGACCAGGACAACGCCGAGAAGAAGCACCTCGTCGACGCCGCAAACATCAAGGTTGCCGACGATCGTAATACCGTCGCCGCCCAGGCCACGCAGACGCAGGCCGACACCAACATCAAGACGACTGAGATGGACAACGAGACGGCCATCGAGATCGAGCAGATGGCCATCAAGGCCGGGAAGCATAAGCCCGCGATCAGCAACGGCAAGGGCGTCGGCGGTAAGAAGTGATATGCTATCGTAGATCAGACCTTCAACTTTATCTAGGATAATAGATCAATGGCCAAAGGCGCATTCGGCGGCAAGGGCCGCCCCCCGGCTCCGACTTCAGCTTTCGGCAAGGCTCGTCCGCGCAAGCCTGCGATGGGCGCCGCCCTCGGCGCGCTCCCCGCGGGCGCCTCCGGCCCGATGCCGGGCAGCCTCCCTGTCGGGCCTCCGGGCGCCGGCATTGGTCCGGGCGCTCCCGGGGCGGCCTTCTCGCACGGCGGCGGAGTCCAGGGCGGCTCGATGCGCGGCTACAAGACCACGGCCTCGGCTCACGACTGCCCAGCCATCGGCGCGGCCTCGAAGCACGCGACCACGGTTGCGCTGTGCCGCGGCGGCAAGTCCTAGGCTTGATTTTGAGCGCAGCAATTATGTTACGCTCGAAGTAGAGGTCCTCTGTGGGACGCACTGATTCTGCCGTGCTCGACTATGTCCAGCACTTCAAGATTGGCCGGATCGTTGTTGTGCCTATCGCGGTCCTTGTGATGAACTTGTTCGTGCGTGAGTAGTTTACGGCCTAGTTGTTTCTCCATAACGTGTCGATGCTCCAAGACTCGGATTCCATCGACAGTGACGCGCTTGTAGCGCTTCAGCGGAAGTGGGTTGCTTTTCTGGGCCTGGGTGTAGCAGTTTTGGCTGCAGTAGTGTTTTGATTCTAGACGTGATGGCGAAAGCCTGAATATCTTAGAGCACTGCAGGCACGACTTAGTCATACCCTGGTTGTTGTGGGCGATCTTGCCTCGTATGGCTTTGAGCCTGTGGGGCTCTCGTTTGGAGACGGTGCCCAGGGCCCCGCATCTGCGAGAACAGAAGGTTGCAGAGTGTTTTCGATACGGTCGGACCATGAAGGTTCCGCCGCACTGACGACAGACTATGGAGATCATTCGTGCCTCTTAAAAAAGGTTCGAGTAGGAAGACGGTATCTAGTAACATCTCAGAACTAGTTAGGTCTGGGCGCAAGCAAAATCAAGCGGTCGCAATCGCACTTAGCGAAGCGCGCCGCAGTTCCGGCAAGAAGAAGGGCAAGTGAATGGCGAACGAGACCCGTATCACGAAGTCAGGCAAGTCGACGCTGACGAAGTTCCCGATGAAGGGGCCGCTGCCCCTTCACAAGTCGATCGCGACTGGCGAATCGCTCTCCTCGGCGCAGTCCGAAGGGCGCGTCGGCGGCTCGAAGAGCGACAAGAGCAACAAGACCAACAAGTAAGTGATCCCGCTAGAGTCGATTCTCGCGCTGCTCGAAGAGCTGCGTGGCGAATCCATCGCCGGGGTTGAGAACGCCTCCGAGGGGACGGCGTTCAGCTTCGGTCAGATCAACGGACAGCTTCGCGCCTACGGTCTGGTGCGAGAGCGCCTGAACGAAATCATCGAAAACGCTAACCGCTCCGAGGATGAATAAATGACGACGTTTTCTCCGGTCAAGACAGTCGCAGAACTAATCGGCAATCGATACGCTGCTGAATACCAGGAGGCCTTCCCCGACGTACTGCCGCCCTTCGGCGTCCCGTTCGGCAGTCTCGCGCTTCTGCAACTTCGTACGCCCAAGGCGCGCGTGGGTACCATCATTATGTCAGACGAGACTAAAGACACTGAACGATATCGGGTACAGGTCGCCCTCGTGCGCGCTGTAGGCCCTATGGCCTTCCATGACCGCAAGACACTGCAGCCGTGGCCAGAAGGTGCGTGGTACGAGGCGGGCGACTTCATCCGCGGCCCGATGTACGGCGGCGACCGATTCGACGTGAAGGCCCCGAACGGCGCCCTCGTGTCGTTCATATTGATCGAGCCCAGCGACGCGCTGGCGCCCATCACCGGTGACCCCCTCACCGTCACCACCTCGTAGGAGTAGATAATGGCCCGCCCCGCCCGTGAGCGAGACGTAGATGCTGACGACGAAGACGTCGTCGTGGAAGATAAGGTAGTCGACGAGAAGAAGGGCGGACTCCTCGACGACACCGACCTCGACGACGAGGACGACGGCCCGGATAACGCCGAGGCCCGCCGGCAGCAGGCGCGCGACGAGCGCCGCAAGGCCGCACGCGAACGTGCCGAGGACGAGGAAGACGAGCGCCTCGGCCACGGTGACGAGGACGACGAGGACGACGAGCGCCCATCTCGCCGGAAGCGTCGCAACCGCGCACGCCGCGACCGCGATCGCCGCAACCAGCAGATCATCGAGCAGATGGCCCAGGAGATCCAGTCTCTTAAGGGCGTTGTCTCCAAGGTCACCACGGATCAGGTCCACCTCGCCGCCGGCGACATCGACGGCCACATCCGGTATACGCAGGGACAGCTCGAAGAGATCGACGCCGCCATATCGCGCGCCGTCACAGAATCCAACGGCGAGCTGCACGCGAAGGCCCTCCGTCTTCGCGACGAGGCGAACCGAAGGCTCGATCAGCTCGTGTACGACAAGCGCCGCCTCGCGGCCTCCGTCGACCCGCGCACCGTGCCGCCGCAGCAGATCCAGCAGCCGCAGCCGGTCAGGCAGGCCGACCCTAACGCCGCCCGCTACGCCGAGGAGTTCCTCGACGACTTCCCATCGTTCGATGCGAACGGCACTGACCAGTTCTCTCTGGCCGTTCGCGCGATCGACGTCGCCGTGGACCTGGAAGGCAAGTACAAGCCGAACCAGAAGGCCTACTGGAAAGAGGTCCGGGCCCGCATGAAGAACCAGAACCTACGTGACCCCGCAGGAGACGACGACGTGGATGACGACGTGGATGACGACTACGAGGCTCCCGCGCCGAAGCGCCGCGAGCGCAACGACGGCGGGATGCCGCCCCGCGCTGGCCGCGGCGGCAGCGCCCGTGCCTCGGGCACGAGCTATCGCCTCAGCATCCAGGAGCGCGAGACGCTCGACGAGATGAACCTGCTAGACGTCAAGGGCCTCAGCGAGGACCAAGTCAAGTACCGCAACCGCCTGATCGGCAAGTGGAAGGCCGGCTTCGAAGCCGCGAAGAAGAAGTAATGGCTAAGATCAACGAACCCAAGGAAGAGGCCGACGAGCCCCGCCTGAGCCGCCAGGATAACCGAGGCGACCGCGAGTTCACGAACCGTGACTGGGCCGCCGCGAACGCCCCGACCGACCCGGAGCGCCGCCGGCGTCTCCGCGAGCGCCTTGAGCAGACACACCTGCCGAACCTGCCCCGCAAGGAGGGCTGGCACCGCTGCTGGGTCTCGACGTCCCACTCGACCGACACCGTCGCGACCCGCATCAATTTCGGGTACCGGACGCTGAAGAAGTCGGACATGGAGAACGCCAACTGGCTGCCCCAGGATAACTCCGTCAAGGACGGCTCGAACCTGGACGACACCGTTCGCTGGCGCGAGATGATTGGTATGGAGCTGCCGGAGGAGCTGTATCAGGAGCTGATGCGAGAGCTGCATCATGACCTCCCGGCCGACCGCGCCCGCTCGATCTACGACCCCCTCGCCGAGATCGAGGAGCGCATCAAGGAGCAGGGCGGCAAGATGGAGCTGGGCGACGGCTTCCGAGAGATGGCCCGATTCGTCAGGTCCCCCAAGCAGTTCGAGTAGGAGTAGGGCCCCCAGATCGGGGGCTTTACTTTGACAGAATAATTTATGTTATGATCAAGATAGAGACACGTAAGAGATTCGCGATAGACAGTTAGAGCTGTCGGCCCCTCCGGGTGGCTGGTGATCTTCTGAATCGCTGGAGTCGGAACAGTCTGGTCGAGTGAACGGCTGCGCTTGCGCGGTAGATCACGCGATTGAACCCATCCGCATTTCAGTTTCAGGAGTTCTCCTCATGGTCGCTACCAGCAATCCCTTCGGCTTCCAGGCCGCCGCGCACCTCTCGGGCGGCGTGATCCGCCAGAAGTACCGCCAGAACGGCATCGCCTCGGGCTTCGCCACCGCCATCTTCACTGGCACCCCTATCAAGAACACGGCGACCGACGGCACGCTCATCCCGTGCACGACCGGCGCGGACACCGCCCTCGGCGTCTTCCAGGGCTGCGAGTTCACTGACACCGCTGGTGTGTTCCACATCAGCCCCTTCTGGCCCGCCTCGCAGGCCTACCAGACGACTCTGCAGAACGGCGCCGGCGTGGCGAACATGCAGGTCTACTACACCGACGACCCGAACATCCTGTACGACGTCCAGGCGAACGGCTCCGTGCCGCAGTCGGGCATCGGTCAGGCCGCGAACCTCGCGAACACCTCGCAGGGCTCGACCTTCACCGGTATCAGCACTCAGGCGCTCAATGCGACCCTGACGGGCGCGACGCCCGGCCTGTGCCGCATCATCGACATCCCGGAAGGCTCGTACTTCTCGGGTGGCGTGAATGCCGCCGGCGACGCCTTCACGATCGTCCGCGTTCAGTTCACCTACCAGCCTGTGGTTGCTTAATCCACTTTAGCCTCAACTTAGAAGAAGGACACGTACTATGGCTGCACCAATGAATTCAACTCAGTTCCGCATCATCGTGGAGCCGATTTTGAATGACCACTTCGACGGCGTCTACGACATCCGCAAGGACGAGTACAAGCAGGTGTTCCGGGTCAAGCCGGGCATCAAGCGCGCCTACCACGACGAGCCGGTGCTCTACGGCCTGGGCGCTGCCCCGGCCATGGGCGACGGCGGGCCTGTCACCTACAAGTCGGGTGGCGTCCTGTTCGACAAGCGCTACGTGTTCCGCCAGTACGGCGCCGCCTTCGCTCTGACGAAGGTCCTCGTCGAGGACGGGGATCATATCAATTTGGGCAAGATCTACTCTGAGCAGCTCGCTCAGGCGATGATCGAGACCGAAGAGACTGCCGCGGCGAACGTGTTGAACAACTCGTTCAGCGGCTCGTTCGTCGGCGGCGACGGCGTCTCGCTCGTCAACAGCGCGCACCCCATCGCCTTCGGCACGCAGTCGAACGTCCTGGCCACCCCGGCCGCGATGTCTCAGACCTCGGTCGAGAACCTCCTCATCCAGATCCGCAAGGCTCAGGACAACGACACGAAGAAGGTTCGCATCACGCCGCAAGGCCTCGTGGTTAGCCCCGACAACGAATTCCAAGCCGAAGTGATCACGAAGAGTGCACTGAGGACTGGTCAAGCGAACAACGACATCAACCCGGTGATGAGCACGAAGATTCTGCCGAAGGGCTACGTCGTGATCACTAGGTTGACCTCGCCGACCGCTTGGTGGATCTCCACCGACGAGCGCATGGGCCTCCAGTTCATTACTCGCCGCATGGCCGAGAAGAGCATGGAAGGTGACTTCGAGACTGACTCCATGCGCTACAAGGTTACGAGCCGCTGGGATGTGGGCTGGACAAACTGGAGAACGGTGTACGGCACCCCCGGCGCCTAAAGACTTCGAGATGCGGTGCCGAGTAATTGGCATCGTGCGGGGCGGCGGTCCCGGTGGTCGCGGAGCCCGCCGCCCGCCGTCCCCGCCTCTACTCTGACAAGGAACTAAGATGGTATTCCCAACCACGACGAACTTCCCGGGCTCCGGCCCCCTCGGCAACGCCCCGCAGGACGCGCTCACCGCCGCCGGCACCACTCAGGCCACAGGTCTGCAGCTGACTGGCTCGATGTGTACGATTACCTCGGCTGCGGCCGGCACCGGCGTCAACCTCCCGCCCGGATCGGCCGGCGCGGAAGTGACCGTCGTCAATAACGGCGCGAACGCCATCCTCGTGTACGCGACGCAGGGCAACTCGGTCGATACCATCAACGGCATCGCCGGATCGCAGGGCGTCCTACTCCTCCCGAACTCCGTCGGCTACTTCCTCTGCACGACTCCGGTCACGGGCCCGACGGGTCTGCATGCCTGGACGTGCTCGGTCACCTCTCCTGTGGCTGCGGCCTACAACACGAACAATTCGGCCGTCAGCTTCACGGCGACCGCCGCGAACCTCAGCGGCTCCTCGGCTGATGTAGTTCTCGACCTCACCGGCAACCCGGCCGGCGCCGCCAACGTGACGCTGCCGACGGTGGCCGCGCTGCAGGCCGCGCTGCACGGCGCCGCCCCGAATTCCACGTACTGGCTGCGCATCAAGAACAGCGCGAACACTGGCACCTGGACCGTCGTGACGAACACCGGCTGGACCCTCACGGGCACCATGACGATCGCCACCACGACGTACCGCGACTTCATCGTCACCTTCACCTCACTGACGACTGCCGTACTGCAGAACGTCGGGGGCGGCACGGCCTAGTAGAGAGGTTCAGATATGCGTCCGCAAATCACGACAGCCGGCCCGCTGGCTGCGGGAAACGCGACCGCTATCAGGACTGCCTCTGGCGCGACCGCTGGCCAGCTCGTCCTCAACGGGACGCTGGCTAACGCGGCCGGCACCGTGGCGACGATGGACAACCCGCGTCGCGTCCTGATCACGTTCGCCGCCAACGAGACCGGCCACAACTACTTCCTCACCGGCACCGGCCCCGGCGGCTCTGCTATCAAGGAGACCATCGCAGGCACCGGCGCGGGCACCGTACAGTCCGTCCTGGACTACAAGACTGTCAGCGTCTCTACCGACTCGACCTCGACCGGCAACATATCGGTCGGCACGAACGGCGTCGGCGGCAGCGGCTGGCTCGTGTTCGACCGGTGGCTCTCGGACGGCGTCGTCGCCTTCCAGGTCACCGTGCAGGGCACCGTGAACTACACCGTCCAGCAGACGCTAGACGACTGCAACGCCCTCGACATGAACGGCAACGTCATCCTGCCGCCCAACGCCGTGACGTGGGTCAACTGCAGCGACACGAACGAAGTCAACGCGACCGTGACGACGCAGTCCAACTACAACTTCGCGCCCTCCATGATGCGTATCATCCTGAACAGCGAGACCGCCGGCGCGGGCAACTCAGTCACGCTGACGGCGATCCAGCACGGCGGGAGCTAGCATGGCTCTCACCGTACAGCCCGGCCTCACCGCCGTACCCGGACAGGGCTCCTTCCTCGGCAACGACTCCGGCGCCGCCGACGCGATGGTGGTCACGCCCACGCAGCCTCTGTCCTCGTACGCCTCGGTAACCGGCAACCTGCTCGTCGTCAAGGCGAACGCCACGAACGCCACCACGACCCCGACCATCAACGTCAGCGGCCTGGGCGCCATCACGATCGTGAAGCGCGCGAATACCGCCCTCGCGGCCGGCGACATCCTGGCGGGAATGATGTGCCTGTTCGTGTTCGACGGGACGCACTTCCAGCTCACCAACCCGGTCGTGAACTAAGAGGGCCCCTCGTCTCCTAGCTTCACCTAGATATGAGATACTAGGAGTACTATGTCACTCTCGGGAACGTCCACAGGCGCACTACTCCCCTACACTGCTCAGGATATGCTTGAGGAGGCCACGTCGCGCGCTGGTATTCCACCGGAGGGCATCACCGGCGAGCACGTCTATCAGTTCCTACGGCAGCTCAATCTCGTCTTCACGTCACTCGTGAACCAGGGCGTCCAGCTCTGGAAGAGACAGTACGCGATCCTGCCGTGTTATCTAGGCATCGACCAGATTCCGACGCCACCCGGGACGAATGACGTCGTGACACTTAACCGCAGATCGCTGTTTCGGCAGCTGGGCACCTCCAGCTTCAGTGACAGCGGCGGCGTACCCGGGAACGCATTCGACGACAACTTCGCCACCGTCTGCCTGCAGACCTCGCCCAACGGCTCCGTCGGTCAGGGATTTCCGACTGCGACGATCGTGACTAACGTAGGCGTCCTCAGCGGCACGACCGGAGAGTTCGCCCTATTCTTCGAGTACTCGAACGACGGCGTGACGTACACGCCGGTGGACGCGATCGACGTCCAATGGAACGAGGTCGGTCAGTGGACGTGGTTCGACCTCCTCGGCTCTCCCGTCGCGGGCGCCCTATTCTGGCGCGTCCGCAGCGTAGGCGCCGTCCCGTTCGGCGCGACAGAGATCTTCTTCGGCAACACCCCGCAGGAGATCAACCTCGGCCGCTGGAACCTTGAGAACTTCTCGCAGATGCCGAACAAGGCTCAGGGCGGTCAGGTCGTCAACTGGTACGTGAACCGCGACCTCAGCGGACCCACGCTGTATGTGTGGCCGACGCCCGACACGACCGCGAAGTACGACACACTGACGTGCTGGGTCAATCAGAACCTGGACCCCGTAAGTCAGATCACGCAGGCACTAGACTTGCCGGCGCGCTGGTACGACGCCATCACGGCGCGGATGGCGCGACGCATCTGCCGCACCTTCAAGGAGGCCGACCTCAAGCGATACCAGACTCTTCAGCAGGAGGAGATGGAGGCGATCGCTCTCGCTGTTGCCGAGGAGCGCGACAATTCACCGACCGAGTACGACCTCGGCCTACAGAACTACACCGCATAGGGGACACCATGACCGACTACGCAATCATCAAGTCCGGCTCCCTGTACTCCGTCGTGCGCAACGGTACCGACCTGATGGCGTCGTACACCTACAGCGGCACCGACACCTTCATCGTGTACGACTGGACAGCCAACGCCTCTATCGCGAGTTGGCCCGGCGCCGCCCCCGGCCCAACGGTCGCGACCTTCAGCACCTCCGACAGCGGCAACTTCGGCCTCTTCGACAGCACTCTCCAGTCGCAGTTCGCCTCCTGGACCGGCACCGACAGCGGGACGCCATACTCACCGCCCGCACCTCCTGCCGGCAACGGCCTGCCGCGTCCCGCTAATCAGGCGGAGCTTCAGGCACTCATCAACGCCGTCGACGGCGTGAAGGTATTCGGTCTGGTACTGGACCCCTCCACTCCCCCGATTGCGATCACGAGCACGCTGAACATCAACGTGACGGACGTCGGCGACAGCGGTCTCTTCTTCGACTTCTCTCGCGTACCCTTGCAGGCCACGATCACTGACGGCGTGACGCCGATGGTCGTGCTGTCCGGCTCCGTCAAGCACATGATTTTCCAGAATCTGGTCCTGTTCGGTAACGCCTTCTCTACGGCTGGCTGCGGCGACGGCCTAGTTATCCGCTCAAACGGCGGCCCCATCCTGCTGTCGCAGTTCAACAACATATCGTCCTCATGGTGCGGCGGTAACGGTATATCGGTGCAGGGTGACGTATACGAGAACGACGGCTACGGCTGGGACTGCAAGAACAACAAGCAGAACGGCGCGCTGTTCTCTACTCCCAACGGCGGCGTCATCTCTGATTTCATTCTTCACGGACCCAGTCTGTCGCGTAACAACCTGAGCGGCGCTCAGACGATCGACGGCGTGCAGTCTATCGATATGATCGGCGGCAAGTTCATCAACAACCTCCAGGGCGGCTGGAACGGCGCGATACGCAGCGCCTCCTTCGTCAACTTCGAGAACACCGGCGCCTGGGGCTTCAACTTCTCCGACACCGGCCTGCCGTTCATAGCGACCATCGTGGGCTGCAACCTGACGAGCGACGGAGGCGGCACAGGCGTCGCCGCTACGTCTCTTATCAAGTACAGCGGCACCGCCAACCTGCAGCAGACCCTCAACTACTGTACCGCCGAGGGCGCCCTGCATACTCCACCCCCTGTCCTGGCCCCGTAGCATGCCCGAACGCATATCACCCAAGCCGCACGCGGGAGGCAATACCGACAGGCCCGCCTCTAAGTTCCTCGACACGCGCGGCAACCCGTCGCTGGGAATTGGAATTTGTCAGAGATGTCAATTCAAGTTTCCGCTGCATATGCTGCAGACGGACCCGAACATCCCTGGCTTCATGGTGTGCGCCGCCGACCGCGACGACTTCGATCCCTACCGGATGGCGCCGCGCAGCGCCGACAAGCTGACGCTGCCGTACGTGCGTCCCGACGTCCCGATGAACCAGCCGGCGGTGCAGCCTGACTGGCTGACGCCCAATGACCCCGTAGAGCCGTTCCCTAACGACCAGCCCGGCGGAAACACGAAGGCACACTAATGAGCGGCGCAACCGGAATGACGTTCACCTCGCTCTCGCAGAGCCTCGACGACTACGTAGAGCAGGGCACGAGGAACAACGCCGCCTACCAGAGGCAGAAGCCGCAGATCATCAATCAGGCGGAGCGGTCTCTGGCCGACCGACTGAAGATTCAGGGGTACCGTGATGTAATGACGGGCACCCTGAGTCCCCAGAACCCGACGCTGCCGAAGCCGACCGGCTGGCGCAACACCGTGACGTTCTCGATCGGGACCGGCCCAGGCTTCGTGCAGAAGCGCCTCCTGCGCGCCCGCAGCTTTGAGTACATCGCTCAGGTCTTTCCGGACCCGACGTCCTTCGACACGCCCACGCTGTACACCGACTACGACTTCAACAACTGGATCATCGGCGCCGTACCGGATCAGGCGTACCCGTTCGAGATCATCGTCTACCGCCTCCCGGACCTCCTGAGCAGCGACAACCAACAGAACTACCTGACGAACCTCGTGCCGAACCTTCTGCTATTCCAGTGCCTGACCAACCTGGAGCCGTTCCTAAAGAACGACCCACGTATGGTAACCTGGAAGTCGATGCTCAAGGACGAGCTAGCGGCCGTCAACGCCCAGGAGATCGCCAAGGTCGTCGACCGAACCCTATCGAGGACTAGCCAGTAATGACCGCATTCACCCGCACCTTCGGCGGTCAGGTCGTCAACCCGACGTCCGTGTCGTACGCTACCTATTCCGTCGTCTCCAATCTCGTGCTGCAGTGGCCGTTTCAGGACCCCGTATCGGGCAACGTCCTGGCGTGGCAGAACGACATCACGACCGGACTCGCGAACCTGACGGTCACGTTCCCTGACGCGACGCTCGTGTCCGTCGGATCGTCGGCCCTCATCAACAACACCGGCGCCCAGTCCTTCACTATTCTGGCGAACGACGGCCTAACGGTGATCGGCACCGTCGCCTCCGGTCAGCAGTGGTACTTCTACCTCGTCGGCAACTCCAACAACGCCGGCCAGTGGCGCGGCGTGCAGTTCGGTACCGGCACCTCCAGCGCCAGTGCCGCCTCCCTCGCGGGCGCAGGCCTAGTTGCTGCCGTCACGAAGCTCAACCAGAACCTCGTCATCCAGCCAAAGGTCGGCAACTACTCGCCACTCGTCAGCGACTTGGCGACGGTGCTCCAGAGCCTCGGCGGCACTGTGGTCTGGACGCCCGGCAGCGCCTCCACCTTCGGGAACGGCTGGTTCGTGTACGTCATCAACGACGGCACCGGCACCCTGACGTGGACGCCCTCCGGTGGGCAGCTCATCGACAACGCCGCCACGAAGGTCTTTCAGCCGACCGAGTCGGCCGTGATATTCAGCGACGGCGCGAACTTCTGGTCCCTCGGGTACGGCCGCTCGATCAGCTCCACCGTAACGGCCGTCAACATCCCCGTGACCTCGACGGCGTTCACACTGACCGGCAGTCAGGCCGCCGCACAGGTTCAGGACTACAGCGGCGTCCTCAGTGGCCCGACGGTCGTGCAGTATGGCACCGGCCCCGGCTTCTGGTTTGTGCGCAACAACACTACCGGTGCATTCACGCTGACGCTGGAAGTTAACGGCGCAGACACCGGTGTCGTGATCCCGCAGGGCTCGTTCTCCATCATCCGCTCGAACGGCAGCAACATGTCGGTCGCCTTCACGGCGACCTCCGGCACCGTGACCAGCGTCGCCACGACCTCCAATCTCACCGGCGGCCCCATCACCACGACCGGCACGCTGGACCTATCCTCGACCGGCGTCACCGCCGCCGTATACGGATCTGCCGCCGCCGTCCCTGTCCTGATGATCGACGTCAAGGGCCGCATCGTGAACGCCACGACGGCCCCCCTCGGCACATCGGCTGCGATCAACAAGTCCGCCGCCGCGGGCCTGCCCGACGCTAACCTGATGCTGCAGCTCGATACGAATGGCCTCGTGCCGTCCGTTAACGGCGGATTCCAGACCGGCGACGTCGTTATGAGTCTCGCCACCGCGAAGGCGGGCTTCGTGTTCGCCTCCGGCCAATCCATAGGTTCGCCGACATCCGGCGCTACGCAGCGCGCGAATGCCGACACACAGAACCTCTACACGCTTCTATGGAACAACTGCTCTAACACCGTCTGTCCCGTAGTCGGCGGACGCGGCGCGACCGCGGCGGCTGACTTCGCCGCCAACAAGGCACTAAGCGTCCCCGACATGCGCGGCACCGTCGCGGCCGGCATGGACGTGATTAACGGCTCCACGAACGCGGGCCGACTGAGTGCCGCCCTGTCGTCCAGCTCGATGGGCGCCTCTAACAGCAACGCTGGCTTAAACACCGCAACTACAACGATCAACTCAGGCGGCGCAAATAGTATCAACTTCGGCAACGTCGGATTTAATCAGACAAGCGGCCAGATCACCAGCAACAGCCTCGGCATCGGGTCTCCGGGCGCGATCATATTCGCGTCTCAGGCAGGCGATAGCGTGTCAGTTGGTGGCTTCACCGCCGTCAACGGCTCGTTTGGCATCAACGTCAGCGGCACCGGAACGTCGTCGTCCTTTAACATCGTCCAGTCGACGATGGTGATGAACGCCTTCATTAAGCTGTAGTCCGATGCCCAGCCCCCAGGATCAGGCACAGCAAGACGCACAGGACGCGGCACTGGCTCAGGCCATCAGCCAGATGCCGACGCCGATTCCGCTCGCGCTGCTGTCCTCGCCGGGCTGCACACGAGACGGCTCGCGCTTCTCCGTCACGACGTATATTGATATGCAGTGGTGCCGCTTCTACCAGGGCAAGCCATGGAAGATGCTGGGCTACCGTGAGCAGGTCCGCGACATACAGGGCGTCGCCAACAACATCGACATATTCGAGGCGGCAGGCTTCGCGTACGTTCACACCGGCACGCCCTCCGCTTATCAGCGGTACGCCATCAACCTAGTCGACGGCACGAACACCGGCACGATCGTCCGCACCCCATCGGGCTTCGTCGCTAACCCGCTGAACATCTGGCAGGACGACGCGATCTTCCAGGTATCTGGCGGAGTGGTGCAGCTGTTCGCGGTCGCTACGCCGGCGCTGGCTAACATCGCGGACGAGACGGTCAGTCAGGTCTACGTCGGCCCCGTCACGGCGACGACGCCACTGATACCGGCGGTCCAGATCATCACGGCCGTGAGCGGCGCGGTGGCGTTCCCGCAGACTATCTCGGGCGCCGGCTTCCTGATCCTGAACGTCAACGCCCCCATCCCCGTCGGCGCCGGACACCTCTCCGTCACCACGAACGGCAACCTCGCGGCCGTGAACATCACCGTGACGGGCACAGACGTGAACGGTAACCCCCTGACTGTGGGACCGACGGCTCTTCCCAACAACACCACGCTGGACCTGGGCTCGACCTTCGGCACAGTGAGCAGCGTCGCCATATCTGGATCATCGGGCGGCCTCACGATTGCGGTCGGATACCTCGCGGGCAGCAACAACCTCACCACGACCGGCGGCCTCTGCGTCATCGGGCCGTACCTGTTCCTGTACGGCGCCGGCGGCGTCCTCAGCTGGTCCGTCCCGGGCGTCCCGCTCAACTTCAACGACGTCGGCTCCGGCAACAGCCGTCCGGTGTCGGACAAGATAGTCCGCGGTATTCCCATACGCGGTCAGGCCGCGCCGGCCGGAATCTTCTGGTCGCTGTCGTCCGTCATCATCGGTCAGTTCGTTGGCGGCGTCACCTTCTGGAACTTCAACACCGTCAGCACCAACTCCTCGATCATGAGTCAGAACGCCGTGATCGAGAACAACGGAATCTACTACTGGGCCTCGACGTCTGGCTTCCAGCAGTTCTCTGGCGTCGTGCAAGACATCCCGAACCAGTACAACAAGCAGTACTTCCTGAAGAACCTCAACTTCGCGCAGCGCCAGAAGGTGTTCGCGTATAAGGTGCCGCGCTGGAATGAGATCTGGTGGTGCTTCCCGTTCGGTCCGACGGCGACGCAGTGCAACCACGCCGTCATCTACAAGTACGACACCGGAGAGTGGTACGACACGCCGCTGCCGAATAGCGGCCGCAGCGCAGGCCACTACGACGTGACGTACAACTTCCCCATCCTGGCCGGCGTCGACGTCAACTCCGACACCGGCGGCACGAGCATCTGGCAGCACGAGACCGGACTCGACGAGGTGAGCGGACGACAGCAGACCGCGAAGGCGATCAACTCGTTCTTCCAGACGCAGGAGTTCGCTAACCTTCCGCGGTCGCCCGGGCAGCCCGGTGACCCGCGCAGCACGTCGTACTCCGTCCTGGAGCCGGACTTCAACCAGACCGGAAACATGACGATGGAGGTCTTCTCGCGCCAGAACGCGAACGCCCCCATCCAGACGCCGACGGACGAGACCGGCACGCCTGACCAGTTCTATCCGTACACCATCTTTGCGAACCCGCCGACTCAGGCCGACGAGCTGGTGGAGTTCAAGTGGACCGGCAGGCTCACGTCGTTCAAGTTCACCTCGAACGTCGCCGGTGGAAACTACGAGGGCGGCGTGCCGCTCATGTGGAGCAAGCCGGACCAGGGCCGGAGGACAGGATAGTGGCCCTCACCACGGTCCCTGACCCCACGTACCTGACTTGGGAGAAGTGGCAGGAGACCGTCGTCGGGTTCAATCCGGAGCTGGGCAACCAGCTCTTCTGGCAGGGCATGAGATGGGACGAGTTCGCGAGGCGGTTGTCTCTGATCGAGCCCAAGACGCCACGCCCGGAGTTCTTCAAGAATGACTGGCGTAAGTGGGCGGCCGCCGTCAAGCTGGTGTTCGCCGTATAGTCAATATGCTACGCTGAGAATAGCACTGGTAGGTCACGAGGGGGTATCCGGCCCCTTGGCGGCTTTGCGCTCTAAGGCAGTTCTTTAGGAGCGTTCTTCGTATGGCCGGATTCTTCGACCAAGGCTACAACTCCCCCGACCCCGGGCTGGGAACTGGCAACAACGCCGCGAACGACTTCGCGGCGCTCAACGCCGCGAACCCCGGCCAGTTCGAGAGCCCCTTCAAGAAGAAGTCCCGCAAGGACACGATCGACGCCACCGAGGTCAACCCGAACCCGCCACCGGCTCCGGCCGTCGTGACGGCGCAGGACCGCCCGCCACCGGCGATATCGAGCGCCCCCGCCCTCGTGGCGCGCATCACCCGTAACAGCAACCCCTCGACTGCCCTCGTACCCGGCACGCAGATGACGGCCTCGGAATTCGCGCTCGCCGCCATCAAGGCCGCCCAGCCGCCGCCGGCCCCGCCGCCGATGCCCACACCCCCGCCGATGCCGACTCCCCCTCCGATGCAGCCCAGGCCCCCGATGCCGCAGATGAGCGCGATGGGTCCGCCTCCGCAGGCGATGCAGACTGTCCCCGGCTCGCCGCCTCCGACGCCTCTCGGCGGTAACCGCTTCGGCGGCAACCAGTTCGGCGGCGCCCAGTTCGGCGGTAACCGCTTCGGCGGCAACCAGTTCGGGGCCTCCGCGCCGCAGCCTACCCTCCCAGGCCAAGTCCTGCCTAACGCCGGCTACTTCTCGGGCGGCCCCATCCGCATGATGCACGGCGGCTACCCACAACTCGCCGGACTCAGCGGGATGCCGGAGCGACACTTCGCCAGCGGTGGACCGGACGGCAACTTCGTTCCGGGCGACGGCAAGGGCGACGGCCGCAGCGACCACGTCAAGGCGATGCTGTCGCCCGGCGAGTTCGTGATGGACGCCGAGTCGACGGCCCTCCTCGGCAACGGCGACAGCGACGCCGGCGCCCGCGGCATGGAGGCCATCCGCAGAGAGATCCGCGAGCACAAGGGCGCCGCCCTGGCGAAGGGGAAGTTCTCGCCTGACGCGCCGTCGCCGAAGAAGCTCGCGCGCATCGGCATGAAGGCGGCCGCCTAAATGGGAGAGCTAGTTCTCGTTCCGCATGAGGTCACGCTCGCGGAGATACAGACCAAACTTCTGCCGTCCACGCCCGAGTCGATCGCCAAGGTCGACCGGCTGACGACGGAGATGCGGAAGCGTCAGCAGCTGCAC